CGTTTAGAATCAACCATAATACCATCAAAATTGCTTCGTTCGTCCATAAAATAAATATATTCAAAAAGACATTTGGCTTCTAAATTGTTTGGTTTACAATAAACCGTTTTAACTCCATTTGCATCAATCCTAATAATTTCTCCAGGTTGCACATGTTTATGAACTTTGTATTCACATAATTCATAAAAACTACACGTTTCAGAAGTTATTACAAAATTTTCAAGATTTTTTGTTTCACCAATACAAAGTGGTTTATAACCATACTGATCTCTCATGCAATAAAATGCATTTGGAGTCATAATTACAATACAATATGCTCCCTTGAGGATGTTGTGTATTTCAATAAGTGCATCACTCCACAAAGTTTTGGTGGTTTTTTCTAAAAGTTCAACAATATAATGTGAATCACTTTTATTTGTTTTTTTTGAAATATGTGGAATATTACCATTGTGTGCAATAACAAATTTGCCTAAGTATTGATTTCCTTCACCATACAATGGTTGAACGTCTGCCAAAGGATTCCCTTTTTTACCTGAGGTTGAGTACCTAACATGTCCCAATATTTTACTAGTATTTACTTTGGGAATTGTAGTAAACACATTTTTTACTAATCCTATTTTTTTATGTATAACAAATTCATTATTGTTATCATCATCAATATATGCGATACCCGCACTCTCTTGCCCCCGATGTTGTAAGGTTTTTAATCCTCTTACCATTTTTTCATAGTATTTATTTGTTTTTTCAGTAGAAAAAAGTGCTAATACTCCACATTCTGTATGTAAATTTTTATCATGGTTCATAATAAATTAAGACAAATATAGATATGTTAGAAGAATTATTTTTATATTTTATCGAAAACAAATATAGTAACTATTTATATATTATAAATATTAATGTTTAGAGTATATTCACCGCGTGAATATGGAGAGGATTGTTACAATATTTTACTCGATTCTAGAGACAATAATGCCAAAAACAATCAACTGTTAGAAATACTTAAAAAAGACAATAAAAATATTTTATATTTGGAGACTAAATATAAAAGTAATGAAATTATTGAATATGGATTTAAATTAAATTTTGAATCTCCATGGTCAACTCATATGCGTAGTATTTTTAAAAATTCAAACATACCAAACGTTGTTAGAATTGAAAAAACTAAAAGAGTATTAAAAACATTATGGGCGAATGAAAAACGGAATTTTGACCCAATATTGCATCAATATTATAATTATCCATTAACATCATTTAATTCATACGTTTCTGGTTTAAAAACCGAAACTATAGATATATCACAAATTGAGAAAGTAAACCATTCACTTGGGCTTTCGCTTGATGAAACTGATATTGAGTACTATAAAGGATTATTTACAAATGAATATAAACGTAATCCAACAAATGTTGAATTGTTTGATTTATCACAATCAAATAGTGAACATTCAAGACATTGGTTTTTTAATGGACGACTTGTAATTAGTAAAAAAGAGCAACCGCTTTCTTTATTTAAAATGGTAAAAACAACATTGTCGTGTAAAGAAAACAATAATAGCGTTCTTGCATTTTGCGATAATTCTAGTGCGATAAGAGGAAATAATTTATCTGTATTATATCCATTTTTTGGAAAAAATCGTGATTTAAAATTGAAGGATTGTGCATTTGGTGAATATGTCTTCCATGACATAGATTACGATATGGTTTTTACCGCAGAAACACACAATTTTCCAACAGGAATATCTCCGTTTCCTGGAGCAGCAACAGGAACAGGAGGGCGTATTCGCGATAATCAATCAATAGGAAAGGGTGGCTTACTAATTGCGGGCACTGCAGGATATTGTGTAGGAAATTTGTATATTGATGGTTATGATTTGCCATGGGAAACGGTTGAAATGGAAAAAAATAAAAAACAAAATATTTATTCAGAATTGCCCGCCACACCATTGAAAATAGAAATAGAAGCCAGTAATGGGGCCTCCGACTATGGTAATAAAATTGGCGAACCGATTATTAATGGTTTTACAAGAACATTTGGAATGCGATTTAATAAAAGAAACAACAACGAACGAATTGAGTGGTTAAAACCAATTATGTTTACTGGAGGATTAGGACAAATGTCACATAAACATTTGTACAAATCTAAGCCAGAAGAAGGGATGTTAGTTTGTAGAATGGGTGGTCCCGCATATCGAATTGGTTTTGGTGGCGGTTCTGCTTCAAGTCGTTCACAAGATAATAAAAATAGCAAATTTGATTTATGCGCTGTTCAAAGAGGTGATCCTGAAATGGAAAATAAATTAAACAAGGTAATTAGAAGTTGTATTGAACTAGAAGATGACAATCCAATTGAAAGCATACACGATCAGGGCGCCGGCGGACTAGGAAATGTTTGTAAAGAAATTATTGACCCACTAGGTGGTGAAATTCATCTTAATCGCGTGACACTTGGTGATAAAACAATGAGTGATATTGAAATTTGGACATGTGAATATCAAGAAGTCGATGTATGTTTGGTAAAACCTGAAAAAATTGAGATTTTAAAGAGTATTTGTGAAAGAGAAAGTCTAATTTTGGATATTATTGGAAATGTAACAAATAGTCGACGAATAGTTGTATATGGAAAAGATGAAGATGAAGATAAAGATAAAGAGGATAAAATGCCAATAGTTGATTTGGAATTGTCAAATGTTTTGGGTAATATGCCACAAAAAGTTTACGATATGAAAAAAACAAAACGAACATTGTTACCATTTCTTGCTCCAGATATAACATTGGTAAATATGTGTGATAGAGTATTTCGTTTGCTTTCAGTTGGTTCAAAACGATTTCTTACAAATAAAGTTGATAGAAGTGTGACGGGTTTAATTGCACAACAGCAATGCGTTGGACCATTACATACACCATTATCCAATTATGGTTTGGTTGCACAAGCACAACTTTCAAAGAAAGGAATTGTTACTGCAATTGGAGAACAACCAATTAAAGGATTGGTGAGTACTCAATCGATGGCTGATATGACAGTTATTGAAATGTTAACAAACATAATGTGGGTTAAAATAACCGGATTAGAAGATATTAAATGTTCCGGTAATTGGATGTGGGATATTAAAAAAGAGGGAGAGCAACATGCACTATTTGAAACATGTTCGCGAATGTGTGATGTAGTTAAAGAATTCGGGTTTTCATTAGATGGTGGAAAAGATAGTTTGTCAATGTCAACACGAGTTGGCAAGGAAACTATTTCGTCTCCCCGAGAATTAGTTTTATCCGGATATGTTGGCTGTGATGATATTAATAAACGCGTAACACCGGATTTAAAAGGAATGAATACAACTCTATTATTTATTGATTTAGCGGCAGAAAATACACGAATGGGAGGGAGTGCATTTGCGCAAGTATTTAATCAATTAGGTGATAATGCACCAACAATGATTTCATCAAAAACAATTATAGAGTGTTTTCATGTTATCCAAGACTTAATTGAGAATGGATACATATATAGTGGTCATGACCGCAGTGATGGTGGATTAATGACAACTTTGACAGAAATGGCAATTGCTGGAAATGTTGGTTTTGATATTACTATACCTGAAACAGTCGACCCTCTAGAATATTTATGGAACGAGGAGGCGGGTATTGTTATAGAAGTTCATAATAAATCTCTTCAATATGTTACTAACTGTTGTAAAATTAATGATGTACCAGTATACATATTAGGCGAAACAAACAATGAACAATATATTACAATTAAAAAAGAAGGCGTATATGATGATTCTAATATGTATCTTTCACTAACATTAGAAAAATGTCGTGAAATGTGGGAAGCGACTAGTTTTGAATTAGACAAATTACAATGTAATATCGAGTGCGTAGAACAAGAAAAACGAGCGCTTGTTGAGATTGGAAGATGTAAAGAACGATATTATGACTGTAAATTAAATACAACCCTAACTTCATTTATACAAAATGAAAATCCAGCATTAGTATTACGTGAAACTAGGAGTAATCATATGGTGGCAATTATTCGCGAAGAAGGAAGTAATGGTGATAGAGAAATGGCAATGGCATTTAAAGCCGCTCGATTTAGACCTGTTGATGTAACAATGACAGATTTAATTAAAGACAATTTTTCATTAGATAGATTTCGCGGTATTGTTTTTGTAGGAGGTTTTAGTTATGCAGACACATTAGGTGCTGGTAATGGATGGGCAACGGTCATTGAAAATACCAATATTAAACAAAAATTAGACCATTTTGTATCAAGAACAGATACATTTTCATTAGGTGTTTGCAACGGATGTCAATTAATGATTAAATTGGGTATGTTTGGAAATGGAGTAAAAATAGAACGTAATACATCTGGGAGATTTGAATCTAGATTTAGTTATGTAGAAGTATTTGACAATAGTGATAGACGTAAACAGATAGAAAATACGTTTTTTGCTGGAATGGGTGCATCAAAATTGGGTATTTGGGTTGCTCATGGTGAAGGTAGATTTGTTTTTGACAAATATCTTACAAATATCCACATTCCATTGAAATATATTGATGTTTATGGTAATGTTAGCACAAGATATCCATATAATCCAAATGGTTCTATGCATTCAGCAGCAGCGATTTCAACAATTGATGGACGTCATATGGCGATGATGCCGCATCCAGAACGAACAATTATGCCATGGCAGGCCCCTTGGATTCCTACACATTGGTCTAGTTACAAACATTATCCATGGCTTTACATGTTTATAAGTGCATATAAATGGTGTACGCGTAATAATATTAGAACAAAATAAAGAAAACATTATAATTTTTAGAAACTATAATGTTTTATAAAAAATTTATTAAGAATTTTTATAGTAATTTTTTAGAGGATAATAAGTAATAAGAAAAATTTAATAAGTTACCAAACAGGTATTAAACTGCTTAGTTCGAGTAGGCGAGGCCTCCCATGCCCGACATGATGCGAAGGACGTTGTAGTTGGTGGCGTAGACTCTGACCTTGGCAGTGTTGGTGCCCGAAACGGTCGCGTTCGAGAGAACGAGTTGGAGGGTCGCGTTGTCGATGCGCGAGAAGTTGCAGGTGCCAGACGGCTGGTGTTCTTCCGGGCGGAGGGCAAACGAGTAGAGGTTGATGCCCGAGTCCGGGTGACGGGTGTGGTGCTGGAACGGCTGAACAAGGTCGAAGTACGATCCTTCGCGTTCCGAGAAGCGGTCCTGGCCGTTGAGTTGGAGTTTCGCGGTGACGACCGGGTTTTCGCCCCAGCAGTGCATGTTGAGGGCGGTTTCCGCGAGGACGAACGATCCGGCATCCGAGACGCCCGAGGTTTCGGCCGCGCCGGCGGTGAGACCGGGCATACCCGCCGAAGTGGCGCTCGGCGCATCCTCTTGCGCCGCCGCGCCCGCATTCGCCTGAGCAGCGGAGTCGTCGAAGAGGTTCGAGTCAATGACGGCCGAGTTGCCACCCTTGGCAGACGCCGAGAACGCGTGGAGGGCGTTCGGGAGCGCGTCAAGAGCATCAGTGTAGTTAAACGGCTGGGCACCGAAGAGTTTGTATAAGTCGTTTGTGCCTTCGAGGGACGCGCAGTAGTCAACGTTGGAATCCGGTTGGACAACCCAGACGAGTTCTTTGCACGGATGGTTGAAGTTGAGTTTGATCTTGTTGGACGACGATCCTACCGATTCATCACCAGTGAACTGGAGTTGTTCGATGAGGTATTCGTGCGGGTTCTGGGCCATGCGTCTGCGTTCATCAGTGTCAAGGAAGATGTAGTCAACGTAGAGCGAGGCAGCGACGAGCGACTGGTTGTACGCGGTGGTCGCTTTCGAGCTGGACGAGGCGGCGTTGCCGAGGTCGTTGACCGCCCATAAGCATTCATCAATCGGACGTAAGTCAATGTTGATCTTGACTTCGTGGTATTGTAAAGCAATAAGGGGAAGGGCAAGTCCGGGGTTGCGGCAGAACCAGAATTGGAGCGGAACGTATAAGGTAGTTTCCGGGAGCGCGTTGCGGGGCGCGCAGACCTGTTTGGGCGCGTTGGCTTCGCACGGGCCGTCAACATCAGCGAACGACGGGTCAGTGATGTAGGTGAGTTGAGTGGTGTTGCCAATCATTTTGTTGTAGCCCATTTCCTGTTCGGAAGTGAGGGTGAGTTGGTTCCAGATGTGCATGAAGTCACCGTATTGACGGTCAATGCGTTGGCCACCAATTTCAACTTCAACTTGCGAGATGAGTTGTTCTCCGGGGCAGTCTAACCAGCGGGCGTAGAGGCCATCAGTTGGGTTGGTGTCGGTGTTGGTAACCATCGACTGGTTGATTTCAGGTAAAGTGACCTGAAGGTAAGTGCGGAACGCGAGGTCACCGTTGCGCGAGATCGTGCAGGTGACTCTGCGGCCGAAGTCGGCCTGACCGTTGAAAGTCTGTTCAATCGATTCCATTGCGTAGTTAGTGTGACGACGGTAGGTAACCTTCCAGAAAGTAATCTGGGGGTTTCCCGTAAGATAGACGTCTTGTGCGCCGTAAGCGACGAGTTGCATTAATCCACCTCCCATGGTAGTATATTATTGCTAAAGAAAATAAAATTCTGAGATTTATGCGTAACCTACATAATTAATTTATAATTTTATTGATATCAAAGTTCGCCTTCATGAATGTATGCAGGTATGTATCTAAATAAACTTCTTTTTTACCTTCATGATTTTTAGTAAAAATATAATAATCTTTATTTTTTTTAATACTCCATCCATCTTCCAATGCATTGTATAAAAGTGCCATTTTTTGCAATTTTACATAGGATATATCAATGTCTTTATCGACATGTGTTTTTATTGTAGCCTTATTTTCTTCTTTATCCATTTTAATTTGAAAACAGAAAAGTAATTAGATTTTTAAACTATTTTTAATTAAAAAAAGAGTACTAATTAATATAATTTTATAAAATGCCTGCATTTAAACCAAAGGCTACAAAAAAGATAAAACATGATGAAAAAACAAGTATAACATTAGATAATAAACACAATGAATTGTTAAATGACTTTGAAAATAATAAGACTGTAAAGATACCTGAACTAAAGGAAAAGAAAAAAATACTAAAAGAAAGATTAAAATCAGAAAATATAACTGTTGAAGATAAATTAGAAATAAAAGATGAAATAGAAAATATAAAAAAAACTATTGTTCGGCTAAAACAGAAAGAAAAAGAGTATTTTTTAAATAATTCCAAATTCATTTTTGAATATTTTGAAAATAAAAACAATATTTCTAAAGGTGAAAATGAAACAAAGGTATTAGATGATTTTTTCAAAATTAAAAAACAAGAAAAAAGCACCGAAGAAGATAAGAATGATACAAATATTCAAAAATATTTATCAAATATAGATGAAACCTTTATTGATACAACACAATATATTCAGAATGATAACATATGTAAACACTGCAAAAAAGGGGAATTAATTCCAGTTGATTATGAAGGCGTATTAATCTGTAATAATTGCAGTCGACAAGTTAAATATCTTATTGAAAATGAAAAACCCTCTTATAAAGAGCCCCCTAAAGAGGTATGTTTTTATGCGTATAAAAGAATCAATCATTTTCGTGAAATATTGGCGCAATTTCAAGCAAAAGAAACTACACAAATACCAGATGAAGTTTTACAAAATGTTAAAAATCAAATTAAAAAAGAAAGAATTGACATTAAAAAATTAACAAATAAAGATGCAAAAGAAATTTTAAAGAAATTAGGTTACAATAAATATTATGAACATATACCATTTATTAAAGATAAATTAGGTATTAGACCTCCAGTAATGTCACCAGAGTTAGAGGATAAATTATGTAATCTTTTTATGGAAATACAAAGGCCGTATGCAAAATATTGTCCAGATGATCGTGTTAATTTTTTAAATTACTATTATACAGTTTATAAACTATGTGAATTGCTTGATCAAAAACAATTTTTACCATATTTCCCAATGTTAAAAGACCGTCAAAAACGTATTGAGCAAGATGAAATATGGAAAAAAATATGCATTGATTTAAATTGGCAATTTATTCCAACAATTTAAAATAAGTTTTACCGTTTGACAAAACTTATTTTATTTAAATTTATTTAATGCTATTTACATGGCGGGGAATCCGACTAAATTCGCGCCCATGCCAAATCCAGCACCAGAGCGGGCCGAGACAGCCATACTCGGGACGTAGGTGTCAAGGATGCTAAATGTAGCCGCCGCAGATAAAGCAATTAATAAAACTTCTTCTAAGTTGAGTTGTTTTTTGGGAATGGCGTACGCTGCAATGGCAACCATAAGCCCTTCAACAAGATATTTGACGGCGCGTCTGAGTAATTCACCGCCATCGACGAGATTTAAGTCCATAAACATATTATAAATATATCAAAGAAAAAAATAAATCATAAAATAAAACAAAATTAAAACTTAAATAGTACAGTTTCTAAAATAGTATAATAATGAGTGACAACAACAGTTTTGAAAAGCGGCTAAACCCTGACGGTTCTACCAATGTTAAATATGTAGATATTTTGGAAGAAGATAAGTCTATTTCTGGACAAAAATTCGTATGCGTTTCTTTTGTTTCTCCGGAAAAAATATTAAAACAAAAAGAGATGTTTATTTTTGGAGAGTTCCTAAAATCATTTGATTTCTCTAAATCATTTGAAAAATACACACAATTTTTAAATTTTATTGCATTTAAATACAATCTCCCCTTTGATAACTTAACATCAGACCTTCAAGAGTTTGTAAAGAGTGAGAAAGATAATTTAACCACAACTACAGTTGAAGACGATTACAAGAATTTTTTAGACGGTAAAGAGGAAAAATTAGAGAATGAATTTAATATTCTTAATAATTTTCAAACGGCTACGAGAGGTTTAAAGGTAAGAGGTGTTTATCCTACACAAGAAGAAGCAGAATTAAGATGCAAATTATTGCGTGAGGTTGACCCCAATCATGATGTTTATGTTGGTCCTGTTGGCATGTGGATGCCTTGGGAACCCGATGCATACAAAACCGGACGCGTAGAATATCTTGAGGATGAATTAAATCAGTTAATGCATGAAAAACAAAAGAACGAAAAGAAAGCCAAAGAGGAATTTGAAGAACGTGTTAAAGAAAGCAAACGTAAAGCAATCGAAGAAAATGTTAAGATTGCACAAGACAGTGGTGCTAAGTTAACACAAACAATTAAAGAAGACGGCTCTTTAGTTGGTGTTGAAAATATGAACACTACTGAAGGTGCTCTTGGTGAAAATGAATTAACTTCTTCTGCTGATATTCGTAAAGAATTATTTGAAGGAAACAATATCAGACGTGCAAATGACCCTGTTGCTGATGAAAGTTTATTTAAAGAAGCCGAGTCCGGTACGGAGGAGGAGGAGGAGGATGAGGATTCTAAAAAAAATGACGAATAAATAAAAATATTCTAAATATTTGTGTTAATCATTATCTATTCATATAGATAATGACTAATTTAACAGTTGACAAAAAGATACCAAAAAGGTGTAAATTTAGGGATTGTAGAAAAAAGTTTAGTTTGAATAATAAAAACAAAACATATATTATTTATAGTACTATATGTTTACGATAGCGGAAAAAAAGAAATTAACAAATGAGATATTTATATTTTTTGAAAAAATATTATTCAAAATTACTAAAAACAACAATACAAGTGGTTTTATTGTTGCAATTTTTCATTATATACTAGTTTTTGTCACATTTATGTTGATTATATCAAAACATATTGGAAATTTTTTTTGGGGAATTTTTTTTTGGATAGGAATAGTATTATTACACACATTTTTTAATGGTTGTGTATTTATTAGACTTGAACGACATTTATGGAAAACAAAAAATTGGTATGGACCATGGCAAATCCCACTTTTTCTTTTTGAAAAAATTTTTAACATAACACCTAAAACAAACCCTAATTTACTCCAAAATATGTATATCTTTCTTAACACAATTATTCTTGGATTTGTTATACATCGATTATATGGCTATTTTAATAAAATAGATGATGTAGAGAAAAGTACTTCGCATAAACAATTGCATTTGGGATTGCCTCCCATCGACTCGGAATATCGCCCCCATACCAATGACCGGCTACTTCTTGAAATACAAGAGCAGCAGTAGATATAACCAATCCTTGAATTAATAATTGATTATATGTTTCTTTTTCGCGTTTTACAAGAGTTGTTGTTGAAATATTATCGCTTTTCTTTTTTAATGAATCAATATTTCCAGAATAAGTTAATGAATAATCACACAATCCTTGAGTTACTGGAAAATAATAAAAAAAGAAGTATGATATAGCAATTAATAAATTAATTCGTAAATAATGACCACCATATATAAAATACATCGCCATCATAAGTTTATAGGCTAAATATGGATTTAGTCTAAATAATGCAGGTATCCATTGTACCATTCCATATATTGTAAATGGCATTCCTATTGTATGCATCCAGGAATTCCAACTGGTTAAATGTGCTTCTCCATAGTAGTTTACTCCATCAATACCAGTTTTCATATAACCATTCATATAATTATGCGAAGCCATACCAACAAGGATTGAAAATATTGGTAAACGATTCTTTTTTAATTCTTTGTAAAATTCCTTAAATGTAACTTTTGTTTTTTTTAATTTATAATTTTCAGATGAATCTAACATATCTTCTTCAACAACAGTCCCGTCATCTGATTTTTCTTCTAAATTATTACTTTCATCTATAGGTTTAGAATCTTCGTCGAATTTTATTAAATTTTTAATATTTTCTTCTGTATTTTCTATTTTATCCATAAAATAAAATATAGAATAGTTTCATATTTTATTTTTCATTTCCCTTTTTTGTCAAATTTGAAGTTTCGCGATTAAGGACACCAAGTAATGTACGTGAGGATTCGAGTATCTTCATGTATGCTGCTTCTGTTTCTTGGATTGTTTTATCATATTGATTACGATGATTTATACTTATATCGAGTAAACCATTTACTTTTTGTAATCTTTCATCTAAAATATGAATATCTTTTGTAATTTTGCTTTTTTCTTCTTCTCCTGCCACTATTTTTTTGTTTACAGTTTCTCTTTTTTCTCTTAAATTACTTAATAATAGCATTAAATTTTCATTGTATTTTATAGGATTTTCTTGACTTAAAATATTTTTTTCAATTATTACTTCATCCATTATATGAAATAATTTAATATATAATATTAAAATTAATATTTAATATCATACGTGTTTACCATGTTGATTTTTTTACATTTATACGAGGACCTGCGCTTTTTTTTCTAGACGAATTAGGGTCATATTCATCATCTTCATCGTCAGAATTCAAGTCTTTAGATATTTCCCAGAATTCCTTAGAACCAAGTTTAAAATCCTTATGATTTTGAGCCTTATACCAAAAAATTTGATCTTGTAATTTATTAGATTTCGCATTATTATCAACAACTAAACATTCATAGTTTTCGGTACATTGATCCATAACTTGACAAAAACTTTCAAAAGTTGGAAACATACCTGCATAGTTTTCAAAAATACGTTTACGGTTTGCAATGTATGGTTCTCTTAAAATGAATACATAATCAATGTTTGTTCTTAAATTAGGTGGAATACCGAGTGGATATTGCATTGTAATAATAAGCATAATCTTCCAATGACGACCATTCATAAATAACAATCTCATCATTTTATCTTTTGACCAAGTTGCATCATACAGGCAATCATCTAATATAACAAAAGCGCGAGCATCAATATTTGATCTCATACCTCTCTCTCCCTCCCTTTTTATTTGTTTGAGTACTTGTTTTTGTCTTTTAAGAATATTTTCAATAATTGCTGTGTTGTATTCATCATGAATAAACAATTTTGGAACCATTTTTCCATAAAAAGAATTTGCTGATTCTGTGCCAGAAATAACTGTACCAATTGGAATGTCCTGATGATAAAATAATAAATCGCGAACAAGAAAACTTTTTCCTGTATCACGTCTTCCGATTAAAACAATTACGGGTCCTTTATTTTCATCTGGTCTGAAACTGATTTTTTTCATATCAAATTTTTTTAACTCTAGCGTCATTTTATACCAATTTTAGAAAAAAAAGGATACTAAATTACGCAAGAATTAGTTTAAAAATATTTTAATTTTTATCATTATAATTGTAAAAGTATGTTTTCTATTTATTATAAAAAACAAACAAGTAAAGACAGAGAACTTTTAAAATTTTTAGGTGATTCAACAATAGAATTAGAAAATGCCCAATATTATTCTCCAATATTTAAAGGTTTTTTTTCATTAAATAACAATAATTATAATTCGATTACATTAAATCACAAATATCATTTAACTTCAATACATGAAACAGAAAAAACCAATTTATTTGAATTTAATGATGATGGTGATTTAACTCTTCTAAATGGCACTAATAGTTTCTCTTGTGATGTTACAGATGCTAGTGGAAATGTGAAAAAAACTGAAACTTTTTTTAAATTTTCTCCATTATTAGACCCAGTTAAATATGCTATTGGGAAATACATAAAGGAAGGTAAAGAAGAAAATAAAAAATACAATGATGAGAGTCTTTTTTTACTACCGAATTTGAATGATAAAAATAAGGATTCTATAGTGTATGATAAAATTAATGATGGAAATAATTCAGCATATGTTGATGGTATGTTTACATATTTAACAAGTCAATTATTACATCACCATAATTTTATACATGGATTAGATTATTATGGCTCATTTGTTGGTATTAAAAATCATTTTGTTAGCAATGTTGTTGATGAAGTGGAAATATTATTTGATTCTTCACACTTTGAAAAAAAATTAGGTGATGAATTCCATATTGATAGTATTGATAAAGAAAAACTTATATTTTCTGATACCCGAAATTTCAAGAACAGATTAAAAATACTTGGAGAAGAGGAAAAATTAGAAGTGTTAACAATTGATGACAAAATGTTTGAAGGTATTTTTGAAAAATCAGATAATAAAGAAATAAAACCGTCAAAAGAAAGCGAATTAACAATAAGTAATATTGAATTATTGGATAAAGAAACAGATATTGATTTAAAAAAAAGTAAAACCAATTCGAATTCGAGCGGTAGCAGCAGCAATTGTTCATCAAGATCATCAAATACAAATGATGGTGATAATGATAGTGATAATGATAGTGATAGTAATAGTGATAATGATAATGATAATGATAATGATAATGATAATGATAATGATAGTGATAGTGATAATGATAGTGATAGTGATAGTGATAGTGATAGTGAAAGCGAAGACAGTATCAAATTAATTGTTAACAAATTTCCAGTTCAAATGATATGCCTTGAAAAATGTCATGATACTCTTGACAATATTATGCAAAAAGAGCCGGAGTTTGATGAATGGAAATCGATTTTTATGCAAATAATAATGACATTAATTTGTTATCAGAAATCTTTTAAAATGACTCATAATGATTTGCATACAAATAATATTATGTATGTGAAAACAGATAAACAATTTTTATATTATCGTTACAATGAAAAATACTATAAGGTTCCCACTTATGGAAAATTATATAAAATAATTGATTTTGGAAGAGCGATTTATACCTTTAATGGTAAACAACTTTGCAGTGATAGTTTCCATGAAAAGGGTGATGCGGCTACGCAATATAATTTTGAACCATTTTATAATTCAGAAAAACCACGCGTTGAACCAAACTATAGTTTTGATTTATGTCGGTTGGCTTGTTCTATGTTTGATTTTTTTATTGATGATATTGAAGAATTTAAATCAGTCAAATTATTTGATGACCCAATAGCACATTTGCTTAACGAATGGTGCCAAGATGATAAGGGACGTAATGTATTATATAAATCAAATAATGAAGAAAGATATCCTGATTTTAAGTTATATAAAATGATTGCGCGTAAAGTTCATAATCATACACCAGAAAAACAATTAGAAAGACCTATGTTTGAAAGTTTTCGTGTAGCAAAGAAAAAGGTTTCAAAGAAAGCAAAAATTATGGATATTGATGAGATTCCAGTTTATGCTTAAGACAAAACAATGTTATTAATAATGTAATATTTAATAGATATTGCATTATTGTTATTTTTAAAACTGAGGATCATTTGTAAACGCACCAGTAGTTTCAGAAGTTAAACTATTGGCAACTGGGGTTACTTGTTGTAAAACGAAATCTCCACCAAGAACACTTACGTAAACAATCATGGTTTCTTTTAATATATCCTTTAATGGTTTATTTTCTTTTTCTAACATTCTCATTTCAAGAAATTTGAAAAGAAAGTAAACCACTGAGATAATTGATGCCAACATAAAGTTAACGTTCATATTTCTATTTATAATAATATTTCAAAATGAATTATTATTATATACGCAAAACAGTTAATTAATTATTTATTACGATAAAACTTCAATGTCTCCTAATATGGGGTCATCTGATATTTTAAGTTTGCTTGAAACGTCTTGAACTTCTAAATTATCCAAAGATATTGGGTCATTATGGATTTTTAAAACTTCATCTTCTTCGTCTTCTTCTTCCTCTATTTTTCGTTGTTCATTACGCTGTTCGCTTATTTGTTCTAATCTATCAATAGTTTTGGGGGCTTCTATTTCACTGGTCTGGTTTGTTCCCATATCAAATACATTATCTGTGTCATTAAATGAAAGAGCCGATTGTGTTGCTGTTTCTTCAGCCTTCTTTACAAGTTGAGTGGGTGCCGCAACTAATTCTCGGGTATTAACAGGTTCTGGCGTTGTTAAAGTTGTTGGTTGAACAATTGCGGGTGCTTGAATCGGTTGTGAAACCTCAACTACTGGCACTTGTGTGGGGGTTGATACACTAGTATTTACATTTAAGACTTCTGCAGTATCATTTAATTTCTCGGCTGCTTGATGTAATTGTTCTGCTGAATTTGTAAGTTTTTCTGTAACAATCGATGCATCTTGAGTGGCGTTGGTTACTGCTGCTGCCGCCATTCCACCTCCTATGGATGTGATTTCTGAATCACTATTAGTACTTGTTTCTACTGAATCTTTCTTTATTATACCAGACGGTATGTCTGTTGAGTCAGATTTTTCAACCGCTGATTTCTCTGTATTATCGCCATTTTCTGTTGTTTCCTCCTCCTCCTCCTCCTCTTCTTTTTCTGGTTGAATAATTTCAATATTTTCTTCAACAACCTCCTCTTCTTCCACAGTTTCATCAATATATGCTCTAAGAATCTGGGCTACAGGAATACTTTCTCTTACAGTATTTAATACACATTCTTTGACAATAACCTCTAATTCTCGCATATTCTTCTGATATTGTAACGGAGCAATACCTTTTTCAAATAAATATACATTTTTGTATACATTTCTTGCAACCGCAACATAAACTCTATGTACGAAATCACTTACCTTGGGAACATCAACATCAACCTTTTTTTGTTTGCTTGATACACGAATAGATGTAAGTGCCTTTAAGTGAACAATATGAACACATGTTACTAAATCTTCCAAATATTCGCACTGACTAGTGGTCATAATTCTTTTAGTTTCTTCATCAATGATAGCACTGTTCCATTTTGCTACGCGTGCTAATAAATTTTGAAAGGTCATTAAATATTTTTCTTCTTCATCGTTTTCACGACATAATTTATCGGCTTCGGAAAATATAGATTTTACGCCTTCAATTACAGAGGGTGTTAAAATATTAACTAACCTCGCACCCCACTCATTTTTGGATTCAGACAAACTAGATACGTCGTAATCGTCCATTTTTAAATAAATAAAATATTTTCTAAATTCAATTCGGAACGTATTAATAAGAAATTAAGTACTAAATAAATAAATACTTTTTCATTTCTAAAATCTCTTTTAATTTTATGCAAAAATAATAAGATCTTGTGTTTTTCACTATTTGTGTCATCCCATGTTTCTGATATATATTCTATTAAATCTATTCCAGAATAACCTTTTTCATAGAATTTTTCTGCTAAACTAAAAAGGCAAGTTGTCTTTGTTGATAATAATTTTTTTAAACCCGTTTTTCGAGTAACATCATATTTTTTTGTATTATATGTTTGCATTATTTGATTTTTATGTAAATTTATAGGATTACCATTACATAAAGGATTCGGTATATAAATATCACAAAATCTAGATAAAATAGGTCTTAATAATTTAAATTTATCTTCAACTACAATAAAAAATCGCGTGTTATGACTAAATAATTCAATACATCTTCTTAGGGCCGACTGTGCATCAATAGTTAATTTGTCTGCACTAAGTAATATTATACTTTTAAATAGGTTTCCATTTTTGCAGTTAATATTTGTTTTTGCAAAAAATTTTAGTTCCTCGCGAATAAATTTAATTCCTTTACCGTGAGCACAGTCAACAAACATTGTATGTTTTTTCATAGATTGTTTATCATTTTCGTAAATATTTGAAATAAAATTATACAATATTGTTCGCTTTCCAGAACCTGATGCGCCGTGAAATATTAAATTTGGAATTTTTTTTATTTTTATAAAATATTCTAATCTATCATATACATTTTTGTGACTATCTTTATTCATTAAACTATTTTATTAAGGTATTTTTAATATAAAAAATATCTTACTTATTAATTTCCGTTTTTATTTTCATTATCATCATTTCCGGAATAAAATATCAAAACAATGATAATAATAATACATGTTACTATTTGAATAAAGTGATTGCAATCATTCATTTGTTCATGTTGTCTTGCTCTAACATTTCTTCTAGTATTTCGTAGATGTTGATGATAACTTAATTCTCCTTCACGCGGTGATTCGTTTTGTGATATTATAATATTTTCAATATTTCCTGGATATTGATTAATCATTGTAATACTACTTGACAATGCTCTGCCAAAGTTTCCATTTCCTCTTGTAAGAAAATTTCCTTTATCTAAAGGAAAACAAAAAAAACATTTTTTTGACGATGTTATTTTATAACAATTATAACAAATATTATGTTTTATTTCTGCATTGCAGGTTTCAAGTAATCTCTTTGAAATAGGAAAAATAGTATCATAACAACATAAACATTCGGGATATGAATTACTTTTTGGCATATTATACTTGTCGCCTTTGTGTTTATAATTTATTATATGAATTGGCGACGAAGAATTTGGACGTATATTTCTGGCTAATGGAGATGGAGTATTAGTAATATTTCTTACAATATTTAATGATGGAATTGTAAGTGTTGAAATATGCATTCTATTTGAATTTGTAGGTATTGGTGTATCAACATGAACCGGTGGTGTTCTAATTTGTATTGTTGATGTTTCAATAATTAGATTTTGATCTCTTATTATATCTCTAATTTCAACATCATTATCACTAAGGTCACTATGGTCACTGTTGTCACTGTTGTCAC